TCGGCGTGTCGTTCTTGAGCGCGGGATACCGGCAGTAGTAATGCACGTGCGCAGCGTCGCCGCCGTAGTGCGGCAGTACCACCGTGCCCGCGTCGCGCATGATGAACAGCAGGGGAGGGGACGCGATAAACCCTGCGTCCTCGGTGAAGTCCTGATATTGGCTCACCTTGATAATGCCTGCGCACTCGTGCGACAGATCGGACAGCGCGAACGCATGGCTGACGACGCTCACGTCCTCCCACATGCTGGGCCGGTATCTCGTGCGTTGCAGTTCGCCGTATGCCCGGTTATAGCTGCGCAGAAACAACGGAGCGTATTCCGTCCTGTTCGCGTCGCTCACGTCCTCGTATAGCAGATTCAATGTGTATCCGTCCATGTCATAGACGTTCATGCCGGGCCTCCCTGTTCGGTCACAAATATTCGATCACGGCGTATTTGCTGTTGTGGCCGTTCTCGATGATCTCCGCGACAAAGTCGGGAACAACCACGCTCATGCCGCGCTTGATGATGTAGTTCTTGCCGTTGTGTCCGATGACCACCGTGTCGTCCTTGGGGTTGTCGGGCATGATCGGCAGGAACACCCGCGCTTTCCGCTTGGCGCGGTTCGCCTCGGGCAATACTGCTTCCTTGATCTCTCGCTTGACCGGCTCTCTTGGTATCGGTGTCGGCCTGGAATCCGTCGTGTTCACGTTCTGCTTTGGCATTGGGTATGCTCCTTTCAAAATAAGGGGGTAGCCGTTGTGGCCACCCCCGCGTCACATTGTCGTTATGCGCTGAACCCGTGTTCGACGCGCACCATCCATGCCTGCTGGAGTATCTTCGTAGCGAACCCTTCGACTTTCCAACCAATGGTGCTGATCTGGTCGAGCGGGTCGGCAGTACCGGCAGAGCCTTTGGGTTTGATGATCGTGCGTACGTTGCTGCTGCCGTCGATGTCCACCACGCCGTAAGCGTTCTGGCCGAATATCAGCGTGGATTCCAGGTCAACGCCGGACTTGCCCGCCTCGCCGGGATACAGTATGTCGCCGTCTGCGGGCGTGACGCCCAGCGCGGTCTGGTCCTGCGTCAGCACGATTTCAGCGGAGCCGGCCCCACCAGCGGTCGCGCTCGCAACGGTCGCGTAAAACTCCGCATTGGAAGAGGAAACGTCGGCAATGAGTATCTTGCGGCCTTTGAGCGCGGCGGCCTCCGCGTCGTCTATCGCCTCACTGACAACGAGCGTCTGTGTGCCGTTTGTCCACGTCGCAACGGTCAGGGTTCGTGCAGCGACGGTCAGATTGGGCGCTACAAGTTTCTTGGCCTGCGTGGTCTCAACGACAATCACGCCGAAGAGCCGCCCCACCTCGCCGGTGAAGATCGCTTCCTTGTCTTGATACTGCGCTACGCCTTGCCACAGGTTGTCCGACTGGAGATCGTATATCGCGTTCGGGGACACAATGGCAATGAAATATTCCTTGCCGTTGCGAACAAACGGTTTGGCGAGATTGTTCTTGAGCAGGCGTACGGCCTTGCGCAGCTCGGTCGTCGAAAGTATCTGGCTCGCGGTCAGCTCATACCGGTGCGTCTTGCCGCCCGCGTACAGTACGTTGTCGCCGCCGTGCAGCTCGTCGCGTACCGCAGTGTCAACCGTAAGCCCGCCCTGGTCGGCCATGAGTTCCACTGCGTCGTTCGCTACGGGGTCAATCGCGGTCAAGTCAAGCAGATCAGACACGGCCACATAGCCGCCGTACTGCTCAACGGTCGCCGTCAGTTCAGTCATCGCAAGGTTCTGGCCATCCGGGACTACGCCCTCTTGGAGCGAAGTCGTGAGCGCCGGGAACGGCGTCCACTTGCGGAAATTAACCGTCTTGCCGCCGTGTCGGGGTATAGGCCGCTTCTGCCCGTACTGGTAGTGTACCAGCTTGGGCTTCATGTCCTTGAGCATCTTGCGGTCGTAGTAGGTCTGGATGGTTGGTGAAATGCTGCCCGTAGTAGTAATGTTGGTATTGAGATTAGCCATAGTCTTGTCCTCCTATATTCTTCACGAAAGGTCGAGAGGACTAATCGAGCCGAACCCTCCGTCCGCTCTTGACCATTTGCTCGATCCGGTCAAACTCTTCGTCTGACATATTGGTAATGTCGAGCGCGGTCGTGCCGCTGCTTGCGCCCTTGGTCGTGTCGGGTACACGCGCGTTGCGGTTGCGTATCCGCTCCGCCGCTACGCGCTCACCCTCTGCCTGCGCTTCGCGCTTGGCGCGTTCGATGATCGCGTCCATGTTGTGGAGCTTATACGCCTGCACAAGCGACAGCCCGCGTGTGCGCATATCCTCTACGGCCCTTGGCATATCGCGTATGAACGCTGCCGGGTCGAAATCGGGGAACTCTTCCTTGAGCGCAGGAGTTTCTTCAATTATGCGGTTCACCAGCGCGCGCGTTTCATCGGGCTGCTCTGCGCCCTCCGGCGCGGCGGCGGCCGGCGCGGTCTCGGTTGCCGGATTGCCTATCGCGTACCGCATCTGCTCGGGCGTCCAGCCCAGCATCTCCGCCTTGCGTTCGGTCGCTTCCTGGATGATCTCGTCATCCTTCGAGCCGGCATGTATGCGCCGTAGCGCTTTCGCAAGAGCGATGTCCGCCTTGTGCTGCTGTTCCCACTTCTGCCGCTCACGGTTCAGACGTTCTCCGATTGCGCGGTTAATAGCCGCCTGATCGGGCTTCGGGGGTTCGGGTTTCTTCTTGTCCTCGGGTTTGTCGGCCTTGTTTGTTTCCTTCGCGTCGGGCTTGCCCTTGCCGGTGGCGGCGTCTCCACCTTCGTTGTCGCCCTTTTTTTCGCTTGGCTTGCCCAGCACTTCGGAAACGGGTATCGCGTCGTCCACCTCGTCGTCAGGCGGGGATACGGGAACCTCAAGCTCCGTATCCGTACCGGCAGCGTCTTCCGCGCCGGTTGCGACCGTTGTTAAATCTTCTGCCATGATTAGAGCATCCTTTCTGCGCGCCTTTCCGCGTTGTCATTTATTCCAACACCATGCCGCTCTGCCCGGTTTCCATCCGGGACGGCTGTGTGGTTGGCTGTACCGGTTGTGGCTGCTGCGGGGCTTGCCCGCCGCCACCGGGCATCTCCGGTATCGGTAGCCCCAGCCGTTGCCGCAGCTCTACCACCTGTTCAAAAAGCATCTGTATCAGCGCTTTCTCCTGGTCGTATGCGTCCATCGCGGCGATCACTTCATCCTTGCGGTCAAAGTCCATGAGCTGCACCGCCACTTTGCCGGGTATTGCTTGCAACTGTACCAGCTGCACGAGCCGCTCATCCATGTACACGGACTTATACGGAACCTGTTTTTGCACGTGCACCTGTATATCGAACTCGATAGGCGTTTCGCCATTGCGCATGGTGTCTGCCGCGCTGACCGTCCGGTTGTCCATCGTGCCGTCCTTGCCGGTAATAACGAACGTCCGCCCCTCGGTGTAAAACTCGCCAATGAGCTTTATCACCATGTCGGTAACGTCGGCAAACGCATCGTACAAATTCGTCACGATGTTTCGGCTGCGTTTGCTCCCGGCCTCTTGCAAGGCCATGATCGCGCTGGCCGCCGTCACGCTCTTGCCACCCTCGCCGCGTACGAACGCGTTCTGGCCGCTTTCCTCCTTGATGTCGTCGATCTTGTTGCGCTGGAGCTGCATCGTGTACGGCGAAAGCGGTTTGGGCTGGAACCAGCGCAGCACGTCGTCGGATACCCGTGTGCCATGCACGAGCGGCGAATTCCAGTCGCGCAGCTCTTCCTCATTGACTTCCGCCTGTGCGCTGACCAGCAGCTTGACCTTGCTCGACAACTCCGCGTTGGATATCATGATCTGGTCGAGCCGGTCTATCGTGCTCTGCATGTCACCGAATACGTCCGGGAAACCCATCCCGTGTACTTGGCCCTCTATGGGGAAACACGCTGTTGCGACGAACGGGTACATCCCGTGCCCGTATACCGACTCATTAGTGCGCCGCTCCAGCAGCGTACCGCCCGCGAACTTCGCCATATACACGCTGGCCTTACCATCATCATCGAACTCACGCCACCACATGTCCGTTATCATGACCGGCTTGCCATCATGCTCATTTCCGGGGCTGCGGTTGTAATACTCTTCGTGCATACTGTCCGCCGTGAACGAATCGCGCTCAATCTTCTTGCCGGGATACCGTGCCTCCACCAATTCCGCCGGCTTGAACGTGACCTTGAACACCATCTCGGAGCCCTGGATGTTCGCCACAATCGGATTCCACAGGAAATTGCGCGCGCTCCAATATTGCACGTTAATGTCGCCCAGCCCATTGTACAGCGTCTTGTCCCAGAACACTTCATGTATCGCAGTACCGTGGATGAGCAACGATAGCGCCCAGTCGCGCCATGTGCGCCGGTATCTGCGCCGGTTGTACACAAACTCCACCGTGTCGGTTATGATCTCGCCCTGCGGCGCGTCCTCCACGGTTTCGCCCAGTATCGTTGCCTCCGGGTACGCGTCCATGATGTCCGCATGGATACTGTCTATCGTAGCGAACAGAACCGGTGTCACGGGCGTAAGCCCCGCGCTCGTCGCCTCGTCCGGATTTGTGAGCAGTTCCCAGTGCCGGAGCTGATAGAACAAATCGTTGCGCTTGTACCGCTTGCGCAGCATGGAGCTCGCATAAAAGTATTGCTTTAAATACCGGCTCTTTAGCTTGCCAAGCTGCTCGTCCGTAGCCCCTGACAGCTGGTTCAGCCGGACTTCCCCATCTTCCGTGGGAACGGGCTTTTTTTCGTTCGCCATTGTGTCCCTCCTACGGCAGCATCCGCCGCACGTTCCTGACCGGTTCGCTGAGCGGGTCGTACTCGCGGATGATCGCCTTGTCCAGTTCGGGAACCGTTATCGGGGTTTCCATTAACCGATAGCGTATCTCGTCGTATACGTGATCCTCGCCCTCGGTATCCACGTCCTCCGGTTTGTTCGCTTTCTGGCTGTATACCAGCATCGGGATTGTCCGGGTCGTGTCGCGGCACGTGCTGAATACGTACAGCCCCGGCCGCCCGTTCTCGTCGAATCGGAGCCGGTAGTGAAGCTGCATCTTGCCCGCCAGCCGCGCATTGTCCGCCGGTTCAAAGTACACGCCCTCGCGCTCCATCTGCCGCGCTATGGATTCACCGCGCGATTCGTCGAAGATTGACGGGTCGGCAATCCCCGCTATCTGCATACCGGGGAAATTCTCGGCCTCGTACTTCGCTATCTCCTGCGCGACCTGCGCCGGGTCTTTCTTTAGCCCGGTATTCGTACCGCTGCCATTCCATGACCGCGTGCTGCCGTAC